CGCATCACGCTTCCTGAATACGGAACCCCGCATCCTGATGCTAAGAAGTGGCCTTCGCACAAACTCGTGTTCGTCAAGACCGTTGACATCGAGCGTGACGGCTTGTTCGAGTTCTTCTACGCGGCTGCACGTGAGGATCAGGATCTATACAACTTCTCTTTCGGCACGCGTAATGTTGTCGGCGGTGCTGGCGGGCGTGAGTTCCGCATCGTGCTTCGTGAATACGTTACCTTCCGTTCGGAGTTCGATCCACTCTACGATGGCTTCAACCAGCCAATGCCCAATGTTCCTGAAGGGACATTCGACGGTGTGGAGTATGTGTTCTTCGAGAAGCTACAGAAGAAGATCGACCAGCCTGAGTTGGATTCGCTCTTCGTAGCAGAGACGGTCACGTATATCGAGAAGGCGTTTCTCGACCTGAAGATTTCCTATGAAGCCCAACGGGCAGATACGGTTCCTGAAAAGTTCCGCGCTACGATCCCAAACATCATCACTGAAGGATTGGCCGAAGGATTGGTTGAGATCCCAACGCTCGCGCAGAACGAGCTACAGGAGTCCCAGTCTCAGCTCAACCCTGACGTTAAGCTCGTTCGTAACGTAACCCGCAACCCTCAAACAGCACCCGTAACCTTAACCGGAACACGGGCATACGTCGAAGGAACCGAAGGCATCGTAGAAGAAAGCTATTCGCCCACTGAACTATCGGCGGATACTGGCTTGCTCGTCGCACAGTCCGTTGCCACCCCTTTAGGCGACGGCTCCTTCGTGAAGGAAACGGTGCGCGTTGAGGAATGGCCACAGCTTAAAAGTTCAGAATGGGATTATGAACTGAATACTGCGGTCACCCGCACGGAGCAGTTCGTTGCACCGCCTACGAACCTCAACCAGCCAAACACCTCTTTCCGCGCCGTCAATAAGGATCGCACGTTGCAGATCACGGAGACTCCTCCGGTATCCGCTTTGCTGAGTTATCTTGCAGCGTTCCCTACCGAAGTGAATCTGCGACTGCCGAACGTGCTGCGTAAAGTGCAGGTCGTTTGGTCCACTGACACTGCCCAAGGGAGTTCTGATTCTGAATGGCAGGGCGTTGTCGTAGGTGAATCCGGTTCCCTAAGCGGACAGGAAAGCGGGGACGCCGCTAGCTCAACTTCCTTAAAGCCAGAATTGCTCGTGGACATCGAACAGTTGGGCGACACTCTACTCAATGGGACAGCTTACTTCTTCTACATTGAGACGGTCAACAATGTCGTTACTCCTGCGGCGTTCTTAGATCGCCTTACTACTCTCTGCGGTGCGCCCGTCAGCCGTTGGCCCATCTTTCGTCCAGTAGCCCACACTCTTTTGGCCCAAGGGGCGAAGGCTACGGTTCGAGCTGACGCGAGTGGTTCGGCTTCCGTTTCGTTCTCAAGCAGCAGCCAATCGCTTACTCGCTCTACGGGTAAAGGCGATTCGTATGATGTTAGTTTGGCTTTGAGTTCGGTATCTATTTCACCGACAATCCATCCAGCTATTGTGCTGGTGGACGCTGGACCTAAGACGGCAACAGTATCGGCTACCGCAAGCGCAGGCTGGACTGGCACGAACTTCCCAACGGTCAACGTAGAGTCGAGTGCGCAGCACATGATCCGTGCTGCAATTACCCCAACCGCATTGCCAGCTACTGTCCCTCCCGCTATCCCGAAGTCCGGTTTGTATGTAGTGGAATCAAGAGTCCAACCCTACAAGTGGGGCTGGGCAAAGTGCTCTGCGATTGTCATCAACGCCAATCAACTCGCTTAACCTATGGCTGAAAAATCCACTTCGACCAAACGCGGTTCCGCCTTAGCTGAAGCGCAGAGCTTGGGCATTGACACGTCTGGCATGAGCACCCGCGAAGCCATGGGCGCTATCAAAGAAACCCGCGCCGCGCAGAGCGACATGGCTGACTTTATCAATAAGGTTCTCGATTCGCGTCCGGCTGCTGCGCCTGCTGGTGATGCCATGCCTGCCGTTGCGACTACACGAACCACCGAAGATCCTGCTAGCACGGTAATGCGTGGCGGCGGTGGTGGCGGTGGCACTAATGGCGGTGGTGTGCCTACTGAATTCTACACTTGGGTTGAAGGCAAAGTCGGTAAGGTGATCGTGCTTTGCCAGTCCGGCCCAAGCCCACTTTGAGTTATGCCCTTCACGCTACCCACAGGTTCCGGTATCTTGCTTTGCCCTACAGGTCAGGGGTTTAGCACTATTTCTGATGAGGAGTTCGAAGCTCTGGAAGCCTTAGAAGACGACAATAGCGTGGCGATTGAGGAGATTGATTTTTCAGTCTACCAAGAATGGTTGTCGAATGCCAAGGAGATTGATGCAACTGTCGAACAAAGCTACACACCAACTACCGACTACTTTGAGGACTCAACTCGTTCGGCTACGTATAAACAAGGAATTTTAGATGTTTCCGCTGGGTCGCTTTTAGAATTTAACGACTCGCCACATCCGTTCCCGATGATGGATTATGCCGCAAATAAGCTGTCATTTAGGACTGAGCTAAACCAAGGGACCGCACCTTATGTTGACGAAAATGGGAATCTTAAAGGATTTGGTTTTGGTTACTATTTGTTTTCTGGTGATTCCACATTTCAGTTCCCGAGCCTACCTCAGTTATTTATCCGCAACGACAAGTTCTATTGGGTTAATCCTACGATAGAGAAAACTGTATTTACTTTAACAACTACCGAATACAAAGAATTTTTTACAGATTCGTTTGATGTGGCTGATCCAGATGGAGGTGGGGGTGTGATAACCGTAAAAGAGGAATTTATCTTCAAGCTCCGCATCACGAAGCGGTTCTACTGAACCCTTGACCGTATCCTGTTTCCTGTGTATTCTACTACAAGCCATGAAGACTAAGACCAAACAACAAGTCGCATACCTGCTCTCCAAAGTGAGCCCCCTAAAGGGCAAACAGCAAGAGAAGCTGAAAGCTGAACTGCATTCCGGCGCTGTCAAAATCAAGAAGTAATATGCCCTCGCTCACCCTCAACCATCTGACCTCCATGCTCGGCACGTATATCGAGCCGGACGGAGACTTCAAGGCCAGCCTGAATCAGGTCTTGGCCCGCATTTACAACATGGGCACTTACCGTGATCTGACTGTGCAATACAGTCTTCCGGTCGTCAACGGGTGTGTCACGCTGCCCGATGACGCGGACGCCGTGCTGCACACAATGGTTGACGGGCATCCTGCCCCAGTCCGTTCGATGTGGCACGACTTCAAAGCGATCGGTTTCGGTTACGGCGCGGACCTCACATGGGGCCTGATTGATTCAGGCTTTTCACCAACCCTGCAATCCTTACCTGAAGCCGGAATCACCGAGCTTACCGTGCTCCCCTACGGCCCTTACGCAAATACACGAGTTTTTAATAGTGGTGACGGCGAAGAGATTGTATTGCGTGCGTCAAATTTGGACGGTGTTTTTGAAGCTACCGTCAACAATGCCACTAAGAAGATCACTTTTGCTGGTCCTGTAACCAATATCCAATCCATCCGCTTCGAGGGCTTGCTGATTTCCTACGCGCTCGTAACTGACGCAGAGGATCTCGGAACGGCCTACGCTGTTGTTGGGCCAGATAGCGGAGTGACTCGTTATAGACGCTTCCGTTTGAATCGTTCTACCGATGGCGTCACTACGGTGCATGTCCTTTGCAAACGAGCATTCCAACCGCTGTCCGGTGACAATGACATTGTCTATGTTGGCAATATCGGCGCACTCAAACACGGCTTGCTTGCCCGTATCGCTGAAGACAGTGCCGACATCGAGCGTGCCGAATACCATTGGCAGCGTTGCACTTTGCTACTCGAAGAAGAAGCCAACAGCACACGAGGTGCTGCTTTGCCTAGACTGAACATCGACCCGTTCGGGACAGGCATGCAGAACAAACTCTACCAAAACTACTGATTTGATTATTCTACAGACCACACCTGAACAACGCAGTGAAGCCCGTGCCAATTCATCCAAGATGGGTGTCTTGCACAATTCCTTTTCCAAGGGCAAGGGTAACGACCCCGGCAACATGGGAGAGATCGTTGTGTTGAATCATCTAGGGGGTTTGCGCGTTGGTGCTACGAAGTTCTCACACGATATCGAGCTGCCTTCAGGCATTCGCGTTGACGTGAAAACGACGATCGCTGCCGCACCGCCTGAACCCCATTACTCGGCCCGTGTCTATGGCTCTGTTGAGGACAGGGAAAAGTTGTGCTCGAAGTGCGACGTGTATTATTTCACCCGTTGCAATACGCAGCTCACGCTCGTTACGATCGTCGGCTGGCTTCCCGCTCGGGAGTTTATTGAGCGTGCGATCTTTTCCCCTAAGGGGCACGTCAATCCGGATGACGGTAAACTATCCTATTCGGATGAATACACGATGCTTATCTCGGATCTAATGCCGCCTGAAGTTAAGATCACAAAAAAGAGGCTCGGCCTTACTGGTAAACGAACCAGCAAAACCAAGCCTGTTTGATTAGGGTGGATTAAAAAATCTCGCCCTTGTCGATGTCGAAGTTCTCTCCGATGTCGATCTCCCAGATCTTACCCCCACCGTTACCCCTACTGCGCACAGTGCGCACGTTCGGGTTGTGTCGGCTGACTTCCTCAAGGACGGTCATGCCCCTACGCACGAACTCCAGATTGTTTGAGTTCCCAACGCTACGGCCCCCGTTCACCTCGTGCAATACGACGGTGAACTCGGTGAGCGTGCCGCGCCATTTCGGAGTCTCGATCTGCGACCGAACCTTTTTGGCGAAGAACTCAACCATTTCCGCGATCGCGGAACGGCTCGAATTATCGTAGGCAGCGGCTTCGATGAACGAGTCGATATACGTTTTGACGCCAAACCGATTTGAGTCACTGACTTCAACAGGAGCTTGCCAGTCCAACAACCAACGCAAGAAGAACGGGAGCTCAGCAGCAATGGTTCCTTCGACCCATTGGTTCGAGCCGAACTTCATCTTGTGCCCGCTATTGATACGCAGCGCGATGATCTTGTCTCGGTTACTGGAATCTAGGGTGGGCAATGCCGCCAATGAGTTGGCATCCAAGTTGAGTGACATCATCACCCGACCTGCCCACGGCAGCGGCACAGCGTCCGCATACTTGGCATGGTATTCGAGCCTAGGATTTGCCACGCACCGCTTCGTGAGTTCGACAAACTTGCGTTGGTCTGCGTAGGTGGCAGCCGCAACTTGGTCGTCAATGACCCAAGCGGCAGAACCGCAGAGGTCTTTGTTGAAGCTAGTCGTGCCGGACAAGTATCCGCTGGCGTCACTGAACCCGCCCACTGAGCCCCCGACAATTTGGTTGGTGAGCAGAGTCTTGCCGTGTCCAGTTGGGCCCAGCAAAATGAGCAAGTGCCCTTGATCCATACGACTTTCAAGCACCGCCTTATAGAGCCTTTGATACCATGCGAGGAAGTAAGGCAGAGTGCTATTGCCCTTGTCGTCGTTCGTGAAGAACGGCATCAAGAACTGATGAATCCACGGCCAGTTCTTCGGGTCCCCATCTTCCGCAGGCTTCACCGCTGAGGTGTAGCAGTTGTTCAGGATGCGTCTGCCGTTGAACTTCACGACGCGCTCTTTCGAGAACACGACAGGGGCAACTTCGTCCACCCGACAATCATTCGAGATCGTGAGCAACGCTTGCTCCACTTCTGAAATCGGCTGGTTCTTGTTCTGCTTCGTGGAGAAACCGCTCTTACGTAATTCGAGCACGAGTTGCTTTTCCGGCACAGTTACCGGTGAATTGTGAAGCATCTTGTAGAATGCCTTGCCGTTGAACCAGTAGTTGTCGAGCAAGGTCCCAAGCTTTTTTTGCTCGAACTTCTCCATGAACTTCTTACCTAAGATTTCACGCCAGCTCTTGAATCCCGTTCCTGCACGATCCGAGTAGCACACGATTCCGTCCTCCCGAATCTGGCAGCCGTCACGGTCAATGCCGTCGTCGATCCAGAACAGCGGGCCACGGGCCCCCACGATGAACTCTCCAGTCCACCGATTCGGGTAGCGTGCCATGACCTCTTGGGCCACTTCGTCGATCGGGATATTGGTGTCCTCAGTCTTAATCACTACGTCGTTTGCCGCCTTAAGCAATAGCGTCCTGACGAACAGGGAGGGCAACGGGTCACCCATTTTAGTCCAGTCCTCACCGATCGCGTAATACTGTGTCGGTTTCAGGCTGCAACTGTCGAACTTCGCACTTAGGGTTGGCGCTCGTAAAGCATCGGACAGCCGCTTGTAGAAAGCCACGGCGAGTTCTGGCGCTACGAGAATAGGCTCCTCGAATTCCCACACCAGACGCATGCCCTCGGATTGGGTTTTAGAGCGCCACGTTGGCAGTGATCCGCCGTCGCATCGGTCAGTGAGGATCTGGTCAATGCGGCCCCACTCAGGCGGGCAGTCGTAATCGGCTACCCATCCATAGAGTTTGTTGATCGGATTGTCCGTCGAGATCCGTTGGTTCTTGTTGTCGCCCTCGGCCATTGTGAAGAAGCAATGGTCTGTAATGGCGTGCGCACACCACGCCCTATAATCGGCCTTGCGGTCAATAGCGAAGTTTGGTCTAGGGTAGATTTTAGCGATCGGGTCCGTAAAGGTCCCATTGATGCCCACTTTTGTGAGGTTTGAAATGTATAAGTAACTCATTTTGTGTAGATGTCGAGAATTTCTCCTTCAGCAGCAACGGGGATGTCTGGAATCCAGTCCGGTGGCGTTGACATGATGTTCAAGATGTTACTCAGGGCTTCATCGGCAATCGCTTCAGGCACTTCGCAAACAACTTCGTCATGAACGTGCAGGATAATCGGGTATCCAGCGGCGTCAATACGCAGCATCATGTCAGAGAAGATATCTCTTGCCAAAGCCTGAGACATATTTTCAGCGAGTGTGCCCCCGTATAGCTTGATGTCACGCATTCCGCCCATGCGATACATCTTGCCGATGATGGCAAAGCGATCGCCTAGGGCTTTCATTTTACGCAGCTTGCCGTAGCGCAATGCCCTTCCGGATGGGAGCTCCAACTCAAACGGAACTCCCAAAGCACAGGCGGTTACCAGTTCCTGATTCAGCTTAGCCCAGTAATTCACTACGGACTTCATCCGTAAGCGGTAGGTGCGCACGGCTTGCTCAGCTTCCTCAAGGCTCATGCCACTGTATTCAGCGAACCGAGCGGCCCCGATTCCGTAGCCGCAGCCCAAAACCATTGCCTTGACCCGTGGCCGAAGTTCTTTGTTGTATTCCCTGAGCTCGCCGTTGGCTGGATCGTGCAGGCCCAACAACACACCGAACGCATGGTAGATGTCTTTAGCGTTGCGGATCATGTCCAAGGCCCGCTTGTCCCCCGCCAGATAACTGAGCGTGCGAACCTCAATCTGGGAAAGGTCAACCACGATGAGCTTGTTGCCTGCCTTAGGCTTAATCATGTGCCGGAAATTGACTCCGAACATTTCTTCCCGAGGCAGGTTCTGCAAGTTGAGGTTGCCGCCGCTGCCGCTGAAACGTGCAGTTGGGTTCGCCCCGCAGTACATGAGTCCCCCGTAATAGCGATCGTCGGGCATCGTGCCATAATCGAACGCCTGTAGTTTCTTCTGGAACATATTGATGCGTCGGTAGTCCTGCACTGATCGTGCCCACGGGCAATCTTGTTGGTGTGCAGCGAACCACTTGTCCGCATCCTCGTTGCCTGCGGCCAAAGACTTCGGCGGGTCAATGCCTTGCTTGCGGCATTGTGCGTTGAATGCCTTGCGGCTCAACGGGGTTGCGTCACCGATCCAAGGGATTGACCGTTCGGCGTCAAACAAGGTGTTGCCAATCTTAACGATGTTCTCACGTAATGCTTTAACGTCGATCGGCAAACCTCGCTGGCAGATCTTGCGGTTCATCCGGCTGATGTCCCGCTCAACTTGCGGCCATTGCTCGTGCAATGTTTTCCAGATACGCAAGCAAAGCTGAGAGTCAACGATCGCGTATTGGGTGACCTCCTTGCGGAACTCCTCGGACATCGAAGACCATTGCAAGCCTTTCATGTTATCCCGAGTTGTCTTATCGACTTTGATGTCGAATAGGGTAGCACTCGCATTCTTGAGTGAACGAGGCAGACCTAAGTAGGCGACCATATCAGCGGTGCAGTGCCATTCAGCAGGAGTGCAAGGCTTGAACCAGCCGCAGTTTACACCGTGCAGGTAGAGCGACTCATCGAAGGAGGCGTTGTGGCTCAAGACAGTGTGGCCGTTAAGCATGGACCAGTCGAATTCCCGAGGGCAGCCTGCATATACATAACCATCATCCCCGACGACGGTTACCATATAGGCTTCAAAAGAAGGGTGTGAGAAATACCCAGCAGGTCCTAGTGTAGTGATAGAGCATTCAGAGTCGAAGAAACTCTCGAAATCCAAGGCGTAAGTAATCATTGTTTGTAAGTTTTCTGTTTAAGATTTAAGGCGTAAAAATACCCACGCCCGCTGCATAACACAGGCAGGCGTGGGCTTTGGGTTTGGTTTAGTTGAGTTCCGGAACGAAGGCGAACTCCAGTTGTTCGCCCGCTTCGGACTCCAGTCGCTTAGCCTCATTGTCGAATGCCGTTGCCATTACAAGCAGGCGGCCCTTCTGAATGGAGGCGGTAGCGATTTGACCACTTAGCTCTTCGGCTGCACGACGCATCGCATCGGCTTCAGATCTAAGTGTGTAAATAGGATTCAATAGTCCGGCATCAGTTACTTCGATAGTTTCCATTTGGATTATGCGTTAGGGCGTGATGCGAACTCTTGGGCTTCCTTAGGTGACTCCTCTTTCGTTACGGAAAGAGTTGGCACATACCAGCTATACTTACCCTTCGACATCAGCTCCGTGCCGAAAGTCCACAAACGAGTGAAGGCCGGAACGGTTGGGTTGAATGTTTGGAAGGTAAACAGACGCTTGAAGGTCAAGCGGTATGCGTCCTTCTGAACGGTAAGGCGACCCAATTGGTAGTTGTTATCCCCGATTGGGTATGGGAAGTTCGTATCGTCATCGCCGATCTGTGGGATCAGCAAGATGATTTCGGCAAACTCCACAATGGGGTAGCTGCTTTCTTGGGCCAGAGCCCGTGCGTCCAACTCATTGCTGGCCATCTTAGGGATCTGGTCGTCGTCGTAAGGAACATCTTCCTTCCAACGCTTGACAGCGCCTACGATGATTACAGGGGTTTTCTGCTCGGCTTCCAGTAGGACGAACTCTTTGTCCAATACGACGGAACCGACAGGCCCTTCGATCTGTGACATCTTCTGGATGACGTTCAAACGCGGGATTTCAATGTCCTGCGAGAGTGCCATGCCTTGATTCGCTACTACGCTTAGTGTTTCGGTGCTCATGATTATGATATAGGATTACAGATTCAGTGCTTTGTTTGCTGGTCCTGACTGGTCGGACTTGGGTGGTGGAAAGTAAAAGGGGCGCAAGGTTCTTGGCGTTTAAGTCAGGCTGCATACAGCAACTGACCCCTGAAATAGGAACCGCAGGAGGTCTTTCACCCCTCCAATCTATTTTTGGTAGAAAGGCGCATTACAAGCAGTGCGGTATTGGTTGCGCAGTCGGGATTTGAACCCGAAACCCTTGCTTATGAGACAAGTGAGATACCGTTTCTGCCACCGCGCTGAAGGGAAGTTGGCTTGTTCCGTTTCTTTTGCAAGAACTATTTTAGTCTTTGCCCGTGAAAAACGCTTCGAACGCTTCGACCTTAACCTTTAGTTCTTTGGCTTGCTTCTCCCAAACGGCAGCAAGGTTCATGTAATAGGATACGCTTAGCCTCCAATCATCATCCTTACTCCCAAGCTCGTCGATTTCGCCTTTCAGAACGCCCAGTTCTTTACACATGTTTTCAAGATCGACGTGCATGCAGCTCTTTTCTGTTCGCAGTTCGCCAACTAAACGGTGGAACGCATCCCGTTCGTCTCTCAGAGAGATGATTCGTCGGTTGGCTGAGTTCACAAGCTCGTCGTGATACTTGAGGGTGACGGTGTCCCTCAACTTGTCTTCGAGCGCAATGATCTTGTCATCCAGCTCATCGGCAAGATCATCATATTTTTTACGCCATTGATCGCGGGCTTGGATCAACCGTTTTACGGTGCTTTCGGATTCCAACCCTTTCAGGGCTAGGCCGAAGACTTCGTTGCTCTTGTATAAATTGCGACTTGAACCTTCAAGCGCGACTAGTAGTTCTTCTTTAGTAATCATGGTATGTGTTTATGGGAAAGTGGCGACCGATTACGTCGGTCAGGCGTGTGGTCGCTACCGTCAGCATTACCAGTTTCGGGTTTACCACACTTCCACCCCCGTCCGAGGTCGCTCAAACTCAAACTTTTTGATCCACATGATATGACCGGTAGCTAGTCGGTGAGCCAAGGTCGATTTAATGGAGCTGGCAGGCTATCCCTTTTACTTCAAGTTAAAGTTGTCTGTTTGCCCTCCGTTACGGGAGCGGGAGTGTAGTGACCGATTACGTCGGTCAGGCGTATCGCATTAACGCTGCGATAGGTGTCGTAGTTTTAGAAGGGTGGAGTTTTCATAGGTCTTACTTACTAGTTAAGCTGTATCGGGTTGGTCCGATCTCAACGATGCCTAGATCAATAGCTTCTGATTCGAACTGGTCAACAACAAAAGTTTTTTTCCCTTTATCCGTTTTGTTGTGTAGGGCAGTTGAAACCTGATTGAGTGTAAGGTCAGCGGCTTCGATGATGTCCTCCATCTCAAGACCATACTTGATTCCGAGTTTGGCTAAGTAGTTTTTCTCAAGGGTCTTCTTAAGGCTGCCCATAGAGCGCAGCTTGTGGTGCTCGAACTCGTGCCCGCCTACGGCCAATCCGGTAGCCTTGTGCTTAATCGACTTTGCCCAGTTTTCTACAATCTTTGCCACGATGAACAGGCGCTCAAGAACTTCTGGATCTTCAACTTCGGATGGGCTTATGGGTCCTGTAGGCAGTAGGTCTGGCCGGATCTTTTTGGCGATCGTGATACACACTGCGCCCAATGCAGGGCAGTTCTCCTCGTGCCTACAGAAGCGGCAGTTCACCGAAGGGGTAACGTCGTCGATGTCGATATCGCCTGTAGCCCACTTCGGCCTTACGGTTTCGGCCTTGCCGATTACGTCGGAGATCTCCTTGCGTAGGGTGGGCATTTCGTCACGCACGAATACGCCGCTGAGGATGCCCCCGTTGAGTGGCACGATGAAGGCGAACTTGATCGTGTGCAGGTGCGGGAACATTTGGAACGCCGCCAATGCGTAGGCTTTGGATTGCCAGTTATTCTTTGGGTCGTCAATCTTGCTGATGCCTGTCTTGTAGTCGATCATCACGGCTACTCCTTCAGGCGAATGCACCAATAGGTCGCATGTGCCGAAGGTTGGTGTAGCCGCATCGAGCTCAAGCACTAGACGGATCTCCCGTTGGGTGGTTTTCGGTAGGTCACCGAACACGCCGTTTAGGATCTCGTCTTCATCGGCAATGATGCCATCATAGATTTGCAGCTCCTCTTCGTCATGCAACGCGGATGGGTCGCGTATCTCAAGGGCTTCATGTATCCTTGTTCCTTTTTCGGCAGCGGCAGAGGTCCCATCCTTGCCGTGGTATCCGGCGCAGGTTGCAACATACTTGAGTGAGGAAGGGCCGAACTCAGCGTGTGCTCGTTCGGAGTGGTTTACGGTTTCTGTATTCATTTGTGTATGGGTAAAAGTTAATGTCTAAGGCCGCAGTTTGGGCAGATCCCTACGCCGTAGCGCGTGTAGTTCAAGCGATTACGGCATCGGTAGCAGCAGCCGATAAACTTGAACACGAGTTTTGTATAATAACGGATGCGTAGTTTAAGTCTTAGAAGTTTCATGCGTATTTGCAGTAGGTAATGAGAAGGAGTAAAGCGGCTAGAGATCCTAGCACAAATCCTATAGCGTCGTGGTCCATATCAGAGTAATTGGTTGGTGTGTAATGTCTCCCTAAAGAGCCTTTTATGTTCGAGCTTTACAAGTATTTTTTCTTCAATTGTTCCGGATGCCACCAATACCCGCTGCACGCAAGGGGACTTTGCCCCTGCTCTGTGGATACGGCCTAAGGTTTGAACGTAGGCTTTCTCGTCAAACGTAGGCGAGATCAAGCTCATCCGAGGATGGCCGCCTACCGTATCGTGCAGGGATACCCCCGTTCCGCCCGCTGCGATATTGCAGACAATCACTCTTGCCTCGTTGCGTTGGAAGGATTGGATATTCTCTTCGCGCTCCGTATCCTTCTGGCCGCCGACTACCACAGAGCACTTTGCGCCGAAGGATTCCTGCAAGGCCCTTACGGTATCGACAAAGTTTACAAACACGGCAACGCTGAACCCCTCAGCACGGGCTTCCCACACCATGTCGATGATGTCGGGGACCTTAGCCGCTTCGGCCAACTGTCTCGCCCGAAGCATTTCCACTAAGACGTGTGGCGATGCACCACCGTTTTCAAGGAACTGCTCCACGATTTCCGGCGTGATTCCGTGTTCGGCGTAGAACTTGGCGATGTCCTTGAGGGAGGCAAACGCAAGGGGCTCCGTGATGATTTGGTTCCCTGCGAATTCACTTGCAAGATCCTCGCAAGTCAAACGCGTGGCGGTTACACCATACATCTTAGCGTTGATCTCCTTGAGCTTAGCGACTGAGCCCGCATGCCAAGCGTTCCAGTGATCCTTGCGGCAGCCGTGTTCCAGCATCCAAGTGAACCAGCTCTTGAGCTTACCCTCCGCACGGTTCAAGGAATGCAGCCCTAAGGCAAATCCAATACTCCGCATTTCTGTAGGGTCTTGGCAGGCTGTAGCGGACAGCATCAAGTTGTAGTAGCCTGCTTGCTTCGCAGCAATGAGCATCTGACTATTTTGACTGAATGGGGACATGCAGCGGTGGATCTCATCCCATATGATTAGTGTATTTTCCGGTAGCACCCACCGGAATAGTTTCTTGCCTACCTTAGCCAGATGAGGCCCGCCGCGTTTGAGCTTCTCGTAGTTGGTTACAAATACGGGCTCGATGCCTAGCTCAGCGAGCTCGCGCTTCCATTGTGGGATAACGATCTTTGGGCATACGATGGCAACGGGCATGCCTAATTCAAGCGCAGCCCTGCATGAGATGACCGTCTTTCCTACTCCGGTTCCTGAACTATCCAACGCTCCCTTGTGCTGCAAGAGCGCGTCCTTCAGGAAGTCAACGGACGTGCGTTGTTTGGCGTATAAGGTTTTCATTGCTTGCTTTTCGGTTGCCCGTCGTTATAGAAAGTCTTCTTGAACCCCACATTGCCCGCAATGTGATACACGACTACCCCTTCGGGATTCATGTAGTTGGGTGCTGCTTTGCTGCCGTATTTTCCCAACAACCAAAGAGCGCAATCGGCTACGGGGGCATCGTCGTAGGTGTCATCAAAAAGGCAACGATCAAGGATAGGCACTACCTTGCAGCAAGCAGGTGCGCGTTCTTGTAGCTTAGGGGTCATCTCTTTAGTTTCGGGGTCCCATGAAACGGATGCAACGCCAATTGGATCGTCTCCTGCAACCCAACCTACTGCATTGAATAGCGAAAAGAAGCGTTCGCCGTTCTTGAAGCCGTAGCCGCGTTGGATGCCAGAACCCCACCATTCACCGAAGTGATGTCCGACGCCCAACTTGAAAAGTTCGCTGGCATTAGCGACTGCCCAATTGGCGAAGCCAAAGTTGTCATCGGCAGTAGTAATCCAACGGGTTCGACTGCCAGCCCACATGCCTAAGGCACTGCCGTCTTTATTGAAAAGTGTGGCAATCGACTTAGAGTCATTGAAGTCTGCGGGTCCGATAAAAATGCTGGCGTTCGTGCCATCAATTTTTTCTGTAATTAGGCACTCGCGTGATAAGCGGGCCATCTTTGGGAACGGTTTGAATTCAGTCATTTGTTTAGTTGTGGTTTGAGTGATGCACCTTTGAGTGCTTTGGCAACAGCTTCTTTCTTGGTCTGTCCTGCGTAGGCGATTGGCGAGTTTCCCGAAACTTTGGCAACCCAACAGTCGGGTGATTTTTGCTGAACATACACGTTCACCGTGATTTTCCCAGTGACCGTTTCAATAGGTCCGCGTCTAAATCGTGGTTGTTCGGTCATGCTGTTACCCACTTTCCGATTGTGTGGAGGAATGCTTCGCAGCGTTGGGCGGCGGTGGCGGATACCGTGAGCAGTGGGTCGCGGCAAGCTTCATACTGATCGAGGCCCGTGACATCGCACAAACTCCACCAATACTTTTGAGTCAAACTGTTGGGCAAGCTCTTCTCAAACTCATGGCAGGCGTTGAGGTCGTTGAGGTAATCGGGAACTCCGAGACTGCCCCAGTATTCACCTTTAGCATTTATACCCATTGAAGCAATACAAGATTCACTCCACATTCGGACGTTAATAAACCCACAAGCCTCAGCAATCGTGATTCGTTGTTCTTCAGGACTCATGGTGTTGTGTGTTTTGATTTCGTTCATGGTTTTATGAATCCAACTTCTGTTTGTTTGTTTGGCTGTTCGGCAGACAATGATTCACGGATTCCACAATGAGCTTTGCCAGTGCTTTCGCGTGTTCTCCGCGAGTTTCACAGATGCGCGTGGAGTCCGCTGCGTAGATCGTCACACTATTACGAGCGGGCGGCGTTTCTTGTGGCGAGACATCGACGCTCCACGGATGGGGGAACAGCCGAACAAGGCGTGACTGGGGCAACCCGCTTTCTGCGGATTCTTGGGGCGTAGGGGTAATGGACATTTTAGGGCTTTGTTTCGGGGTGTGTCAACTCGGCGTTCAGCACATACTTCATCTGTCCTGCATCCGCGATTGATGCACACAATGGGAAGTGCTCTGCGAACTGGTCGAAGATGTTGTTGGCTAGATCACGATGCTCCTTCTGAGCATGTGCCGAACGACGTTGCCAGAAGTAGGTGATCCAGCTACGGACGCTGCCCTTCATGTAGGCGCGAGTTGGGGTGCATAGCGGCAGCACCATACGGGCGGATTCGGGGGCTGCATTGTCTTCTACGAGGAACGAATACATGAGCGCGTTGTTCCGTATCACTTGCAGAGCTGCGTGTGTCATTTCAGGATTTGGTTCGCCGGAACCCTGTCTGTTCCCACCTTCGTGTTTCAGACGGATTTCCAAATCGCTGAAATCGAAGTCTTTGACTTCGGAATACCTTTGTGAAAATTCCTGGAATTTGAACGAAAAATGTCTGAGAACCTGAGCCATGATTGCTCTGCTGGTATGAATCTCGAACGTCACGTCCACCATGTCGAACACAGACCAATGTCCGTTTTCCAGACAGTATCGTAGGAGTTTCTCCCCTGTGTCGTGGTTGTGCTGGTTGTTCGGTGAGCTGACTCGGGCTTGGTAAACGATGAACTCTTCCGGCGTGATGTTCAGTAAGTCCGCTTTGATTGGTTTGGTAATGCTTACGATTTCTGATTTCATTTTGTTGTGTTTAGGATTAAGGATAAGGGGCCCTACATTGAGCAGGGCCCCTATTGTGTAGGATTAGAGTTTAATCACAGATGCGGTTTCGAACCACATCCGCGAGATTGGCTCATCCTGCGGCATGTATGCTTTGGCTGCGTCTACCAGTAGAGCGCATGTAAGTAGTGCCTGTGCGATATCTTG